TGCAATAGCTGTAAAAGATTATTTTAGTAACTATGGACAAGGAGGGAGTGATGTATATAATATTTTAGAAAGTAATCCTCCTAGGGAAACATTTGAAAATTTGGGACAAGATGTTTTAGAAAGAATAGAATATGTCCCAGAACAATCATTATCTATGTATGAGAAAGGATATTAAATGCCAAAATTTGGAAAAAGTTCAGTAAAGAGATTAGCAACTTGTGACGAGAGGTTGCAAAAAGTTTTTAATGAAGTAATAAAATATATAGACTGTAGTGTCTTAGAAGGACACAGAAGTGCAGAAAGACAGGATAAGCTTTTTGATGAAGGTAAAACAAAAGTTAAATTCCCAAATGGAAGACATAATGCTTCTCCTAGTCTTGCTGTTGATGTTACACCTTATCCTGTAGACTGGGATGATAGAGAGCGTCAAACTTTGTTTGCTGGTTTTGTTATTGGTGTGGCTAGTCAAATGGGAATAAACCTACGATGGGGTGGAGATTGGGATCAAGATTTTGAAGTACAAGACAATAAGTTTGATGATTTTCCACATTTTGAAATAAGGAGATAAGTATGGCAAAAAGAAGACAAGTTGCTAGGCCCAAAGGACCGTCACCAGCTAGAAGTGCAGGACCTCGAATGCCTCAGCAAAATAGAATGGCTCAAATGAGACAAAATAATAGAAATGTTTCTACATTTCAACCAGGACCACAGCAGGGATTTCAAGGTGGTGTTGGTTTAAATAGAACTATTTCAGAACCTCTACCAGGTATACAAACATCTGGAGATGTTCCTGTTAATGACCCTAATGCAAATAGAAGGACACCTTGTCCTCCAGGCATGACTGCTGGAAAAGATCCGAACACAGGTGCTAGTACATGTGTACCAACGGCAGCTAGACCTAAAGGACCTAAGATGAATATGCCTAATTCAAATAAAAATAATCGAGGATACTAATGGCAAAGCGTAAAGATAAGCAGGCTGAAAGAGTTAGACAGATATTTAACAGATCTAATCAGTCTAATCGTGTACAATGGGAATATGTAAATCAGAAATCATTTGATTTTGCTAACGATAATCAGTTAACTGCTAAAGAAAGACAAGATTTAGAAGATCAAGGAATGCCTACATTTACTATCAATAGGATAGCTCCTGTTGTAGAGATGCTTAATTTTTACGCTACAGCTAATGACCCAAGATGGCAAGCAGTTGCTGTAGATGGATCTGATTCTAAAGTTGCAGCTGTATTTTCTGATATGGCAGATTATATATGGAATCTATCTAAAGGTGGGACATTATATGCTAATGCAGTAAATGATGCAATAACTAAAAGTATAGGATGGCTACATGTTGTAGTTGATCCTGATGCTGATAGAGGTATGGGTGAGGTTAAAGTTGAACAGCCAGAACCATTTGATATATATGTAGATCCTAAAAGTAGAGACTTGCTATTTAGAGATGCAGGTTATATAATGGTTAGAAAAATCTTACCTAAAGCTCAATTATTAAGACTATTTCCTGATAAGAAAGCAAAGATCAATAAAGCATCTTCAAGTGAAAATAATGATTATAGTTATACAGAAAAATCATTTAATACATATCAAAAGGACTTTGGGTATAAAGATGTAGTAGAGGCTGATTCAGTAGACCCTGAAACAGGCGATACAGATACATTATTAGAATATTTTGAGATATATGAAAAGGTCAAGATAGCTTATATGAATGTATTCTATCGTATTCCTCCTACTGAAGATCAGATAAAAGAAATTCAAGGAGTTGTTCAACAAGAAATAGAAAAGATAACACAAGAATCTGAAGTACAACTATTAGAACAACAACAGCAATTAGAACAGGCAGTACAAGCTGGAGAGATGTTACCAGAAAGAATGCAATTAGAAATGCAGAAGTTTGTAACTAGAATGAAAGAAGATATAGATTTACAACGTACTCAAATGATGAATGATCTTGTTCAAAAGGCTACACGTGTAGATAATAAAGTAGTTACAGAAAAAGAGTATAATATACTTCAGAAAGATACTTCATTTAATAATATTTTACAAGAAGCAATACGTTTTCATGGGGATAGAATAAGAAAGATATGCGTTGCAGGTGATGTGACTTTGTATGATATCTTTTTACCCGACAATATCACTGAGTATCCTTTAGTTCCATTTCATTATAAGTGGACAGGTACTCCTTATCCAATTTCTGCTGTATCTCCTTTAGTAGGAAAACAGAGAGAAATTAACAAGTCACATCAACTTATGGTTCATAATGCATCTTTAGGAAGTAGTTTAAGATGGCTACATGAAGAAGGTGCAATAGATACAGATTACTGGGAGAAATACTCCTCGGCTCCCGGTGCGTTGCTACCAGTTCGTCCTGGTTCTACTCCTCCTACTCCTGTACAGCCAGCTCCACTATCGAATGCATTTTTTCAGATAGTCCAGGAAGGAAAAGGTGATATGGAATATCTTGCTGGCATCTATTCTTCAATGCAGGGCGATACTGGTTCGCAACACGAAACATATAGAGGAATGTTAGCTCAAGATGAATATGGAACTAGAAGAGTAAAACAATGGATGAAAAATTCTATCGAGCCAGGATTAAAACAGTTAGGGGAAGTTATAAAACAATTCTCTCAATCTGTATATACTGCACATAAAGTATTTAGAATAGTACAACCAAGTGCACTACAAGAAGATAGAGAAGTACAAATTAATGTTCCTATGTATAATGATTTTGGTGATGTTATCGAAAGACATATGGATTATGAAACAGCTAGATTTGATGTAAGGGTAATTACAGGCTCTACATTACCACTTAATAGATGGGCATATTTAGCAGAACTAAAAGATATGATGCAATTAGGCATTATAGATGATATGGCAGTATTAGCAGAAACAGATATAAAAGATAAACAGGCTATAGCAGAGAGAAAGAGTCAATTATCTCAGTTACAAGGTCAAGTTTCTGGATTGGAGGAATCATTGAAAGATAAGGAGGGCACTATTGAGACTCTCGAACGGCAACTGGTTCAAGCAGGTATTAAAGGCAAAGTCATGCAAGCTGAAATGGAGATTGATAAGCAAAAGAATCAGGTTAAAAATAAAACAGAAAAAGAATACCTTGAGACTCAGGCAAAGCAGAAACTTTTAAGAAACAGAATGTCAGATGATGCTTCTTCAATGAAAAAGCAAGGTCAGGCTGATATGAAGAATAAATCAAAAGAAATGGACTTGCAAATAAAAAGTGTAATAAATTCCTTGCAAGGTAATAAAGAACAATCCTAAATTACTTAGGAATAACAACTTAATAAGGAGAGACAATGGAAGACAATCAAGAAAGAGGTAACCCAGATCCAATTGGCGCCTCTGGTGATTTCTTTGAAGCGCTGGAAGATAATGTCAATAGCGCTATACAAGATAATACTATACAAGCCGAAGTAACCCAAGCTCCATCTAGTGGCCCTGAACAGGTAACCCACACGCCAAGTGAGCATGGCACTGAAGGTGTCGTTGATTGGGAAAAGAGATATAAAGACTCTACGCGAGAAGCACAACGAATGAATGCTGAGCTTCAAACCCTAAAGCCTTATGTCCCTGTTCTTAATGCAATGAAAAAAGATACTGGTCTTATTGAACATGTAAGAGACTATCTTCGTGATGGAGGTAAACCTGCAAAGAGTTTACAAGAACGTTTAGGACTTGATGAAGATTTTCAGTTTAATGCTGATGATCTATCTGATCCAGAATCAGATTCATCTAAACTCTTAAATGCTCAAGTAGATGCACAAGTTCAACAGCGACTTGGTCAAGTGATGAAAACTGAAAGAGCGAAAGCTCAAAGGGCACAGACTGGTCGTAAGCAACTTGAAGAAGCTAAAGATTTTCAAAAAAGACATAATATGTCTGATGAAGACTTTAAAGCTATGATGGGTGCAGCCTCTCAGCGTAAAATTACTTTAGATGATGTTTATCATTTATTAAATAGAGATAGACATAGCCAGAATGTGGCTCAAAATACTAAAGATGATATGCTAAAACAAATGAAGAATGTCAGAAACATACCAACAAGTGCCAGTGGAACCAACAGCGCCCAGGTCGAATCTAGTCCAGACAGCGATGTCTTTGATAAGATTATAGGATCTGATGGTGATATAGACAACTTGTTCGGCTAACATATTCAAAAACTGTTAGCGAACTCAATTAAACTCTACTTGAAGGCTCATAAGAGCAGTTGATAGAGAGTTAAAAAGGAGACACTAACAATGTCAGATTTTTTAAGCGTATTAACGCCTAATCAAAATCTTACTGTCGATGACGTCAATGGACGTGGACCCGATAATAGTACATCGTTAGATACTGGTGATCTTCGTAGAAAGTATAACTTTGGTGACCGTGTATCTGAGGTATCTATTGCTCAGGACCCTTTCTTTCGTTTTCTAAGTAAGGTATCAAAAAAACCAACGGACGACCCGCAATTCAAGTGGGCAGAAAAACGTCCTTCATTTCATAAACGCTATGCTTATTGTGTAGGCCACTATGCATCAGGTGTGCTAGATCCTCATGATTCAGAGATTGATGTAGCTTCTAGTGGTAGTGCAGCTACTGCAGCCGGTGATATCATTGAATTAGCTTTTGCTACAGATTATGCAGCTTCTGGTAATATTCAAAATACATATGGCTCATCTCAAGATAGCTATGCAATTGGTGGTACAGGAACAAGACCTGTGTTCTTTATTCCTGGACAGCTAATTAAAGTTCCTACAGGAGCAGTAAATACTTCTCAAGGATCTGAAGCTACTAGTTATCATATCTGTAAAATCAATTCAGTTGCAAATGATGACCAAAGTAGTAATATTGGTGTGGATAATGATAATGCAGAAGTTGTAAAAGTAAACTGTACTATTGTTCAATTTGGTAGTTCTAATGAACTAGCAGGTTTTCACAATAATAACGGTTTTGAAACAAACTCATCTGCAGGATCTAATGAAACATATACTGAGTCTATTTCAAGTAAACTAGAAAACCTAAGAACTTACGTAGTAGGTTCTGCTTTCTCAGAAGGTAGTGGTTATCCAGAAACTTGGAAAGATCAACCATACTCAACAAACTCAGGTTTAACTCAAATCTGGAAAACAAGTATGGCAATGACTAATACTTCTCTCTCT